AGACCATGTCTTCTGATTCATTTCTAAGAACAATTCGAAGAACTACAGAGAGTATTGTTCTATATATGCCGAATTCTGTGATAACAGATTTTTCGCAATCTTATTCACAACCAAATATAGGTGGCTCAAAGACAGGTGCAGGAGTTGGTGCTGCAACAGCAGCTGGTGCTGGCAAGCAGAATGAAACTATAGCAAACATGACTCCATTTTTAGCTGAACAGATAGCTAGAGGTGATCCATTATATTCTGTTGCATTCTCTGGGGCTACAGGAACGGTCGTTAATCCGCAAATTGAGGTATTGTATCAATCACCAGCACTGCGAAATTTCAATTTTGATTTTATTTTTTATCCGCGCAGTCAAAAAGAAGCAGAAGAAGTCCAGAAGATTCTAACATCTTTGATGTTCCACCAGGCTCCTGAAATATTGGGTGCTGGTGCCGGAGGTGGGCAAGGTGGATACTTTATGGTACCTCCATCAGAATTTGATATACAGTTTTATTATAACGGAAAAGAAAATCCAAATGTGCAACCGATCTCTACTTGTGTATTGACAAGCATGAATGTTGATTATACTGAGAGTGGTCAATGGCACGCCTATGAAGTTGAAACTGATCTTACATCAAAAATTGGTGGCTCAGGCATGCCTGTTAGCATAAGGCTAACTCTAGGATTTATGGAAACAGAGATGTTTACAAAATCTCGCATCAGAAATAGAATGAATCAACTAAACAGTTTTAAACAAAATGAAGGATATTTTGATCCATAATGGCCAACTACTTCAAACACTATAACAAAACATTCTATAACAAAAGTGATCAGGCAACATCTTTAGATGTACTAACCAATCTGACTACTCGCATCAGTTTTGTTGAAAAGTATGCAGATAATACAGCACTCTATTACTTGTACACGATACAAGATGGTGACACACCTGATATTGTTGCACACAAATTATATGGAAGTTCTGAGTACCACTGGATAATATTATTGTTTAATAATATATTGGATCCACAATACGACTGGCCTCTTGAGCAGAGGAGTTTAGGTCTGTATATTGATTCAAAGTATTCTTCTGAGGAATACGCAAACACATCAAACACTAATGAGGGCTTAGCTTGGGCACAATCTCACATCAAGGAATATAATGTCACAGAAACGACATTAATTGTTGGCACCAACGATTCGTATTCAAACACATTTGCTGTGGATTCTTCGACATATGCTAATACAATTGTGGGATCGAGTAATTTTACATTAGAGAGTGATGATGTTTTAACCATTAGCACAACAAAAAGTGCTAAATCATATTTTGATCATGAAGTAGAGTTTAATGATAGCAAGAGGACTATAAGAATATTGAAGCCTGAATTTCTGGATCCAGTTATCCGCGAGTTTAAATCCTTGGTCAAGTAAGCATGAGTGAAACAATTAATAGTGCATTGCAGTTTCATATACATGAACTGAAAATAGTAACGAAAGTTGGAAAAACAGACATTTCCGGTATGATGGAGGAGATGTGTATTTTTGATAGTGTTTATAAACCCGTCGTTGATGGTTATGTTGACATAATTGATAGTATCAGTATGTCTTCAAAGTTACACTTCGATGGTTCTGAAAAGATTATTATAAAAATATCAAAAACGAAAGATAATCCAGATTTCATAGATTTCAGTCGCTCTTTTAGAATTTATAAGCAGTCTGATAAGATTATTGTGAATCATAGTACGGAAAGATATAGATTACATTTTATATCGGAAGAGTTTGTAACATCAAATCTACAAACATTAAGCCATTCTTATAATGGTACATATTCAGATGCTGCATACAGCGTGATGATAAACAATCTGAATATACCAACAAATTATATCGCATCCTTTTCACCATCACTTGGTGTTAGAAATATTGTATTTCCAGGATATAAACCAATAGAAGCAATACAATATTGTGCCAGATATGCACTAGATGCTTTCGATGAAAAACCCAACTTTTTGTTTTTTGAGAACAAGTTTGGTTACAATTTCATTTCATTAAATGAATTATCAATACAGAAATCTATAGGAAAAATTCGATATGAGCCAAAGAATATTGTATCGAAGGAAGATGGTAGTGTTATATCAGACTTCTGGAGTGCAAGATATCTAAAGTCCATACAAAACTATAATTATTTGAAAGGTATAGTACAGGGGCATTTTGCAGCAACTGTGCGATCATTTGATCCAATAACAGGTTCAATAAACTCCTTTGTGTCTAAACCAGAGAATTATCTAGTGACAACTATAGGTGGGCAGAAAGCAAACTTCGCTAAAATTTCTAACAGATTGGGTGAGACATCTTTTGACATGTCTGAGTCAAAAGTTGTAAGTTTGATTTCAAGCACTTCTACAGAATTGAGTGAATACATAAAGAAAAAAGATCCTGCGTTTTTACAGAAAATTGAACCAGAGGAAAAGATACATTTGCTAAGAGGGCAGATATTTGATCACCTTGAGAGTAAGAAATTAAAGATTGTGTTGCCTGGAAATTTTAATATAACATCAGGATTGATTGTTGATGTTGAAGTTCCTTATTTTGGTGAAAAGAGTGCATCTGGTGATAATGTTGATGTTAATCTCAGTGGCAAATATTTGATAATGGCAGTGCGTCAAATAATAACATATTCTAAACATGAGACTGTTTTTGAAGTTGCGACAAACTCATTACATGAGGATTCAACAAACTATGCAAGCACATCTGAACAGAATGAGGAGTATGATCCCTAATGAATAGTTTTCTAGGAGATAATGGATTTATTTGGTGGATAGGTGTTGTTGAAGATAGACAGGATCCTATCAAACTTGGTAGATGTAAAGTTCGAATGTTTGGAAGACACTCTGATAAACTTTCAGATTTACCAACAGCAGATTTGCCCTGGGCTTCACCACTGTTACCTGTAAACAACTCTTCGGTATATACAGTAAGAGAGGGTGATACTGTTGTTGGATTCTTTATGGACGGTGAAAATGCAAAAGTGCCTATAATGATGGGCATATTACCGAATATACCAGTCACAGCAACATATGGCAATCAAGATGGATTTCATGATCAGAGAACAGATTTATTGAATACTGCACCAAGAAAACCTAAATCCAAAGACTATAAGGCTGATGGTTCAGGTATAGTCATAAGCGAAGATTCGACAGCTAAGACAAATCCTTTGATAACAGATGAGCCTGTCACATCTAGAATTGCTAGAAATGATGCCGAATCCATAGAAGCAACTTTTATTAAAGAACGAAAAGATAATATTGTCAAAGGTGTGAAAACTGTTAATAGTTCATGGAATGAGCCTGGGACTTTATATGATACTATGTATCCTTATAACAATGTTATGGAAACAGAGTCTGGGCATGTTTTAGAATTTGATGATACTTTTGGAAAAGAGCGTGTTCACCTAGCACATCGAAATGGATCGTTTCAAGAATGGTTTCCTGATGGAGATAAAGTTGAAAAAATAACCAAGAAGAATTATCAGATAGTGATGTCGGATGATCATCTATATGTGATGGGTAAGTGTAATATAACAGTTCAGGGTGATGCAGAGCTGTATGTTATGAAAAATGCATTCGCAAAAATTGACGGTAATGTTGTGGGTAATGTTGGTGGAAATGTTGATCTAAACATTAAAGGAAATTTCAATGCGGATATAGGAGGCACTTGCGACATAACCTCTGGAGGAAATATGACACTGGTCGCACCTAGAATAGACCTTAATCCTTAATATGGCAGCTATACATAGAAACTCAGATGCAAGAATATGTGGAGCTTCAACTATTGTTGTTGGGCAATCTACTGTTTTTGCGAATGGGTTGCTTGTGTCTGTGAATGGTGATCCGAATTCTCATGGCGGCGGTAGTCTTTCCGCGTCATGTAAAAATGTTTATATAAACGGTATTATGATTGTCAATAATAGCCCAGATAGTGCTGCACCAGATTCCCTATGCCCGATTCCTGGAGGTCCCCATTGTGGTCCTGCAACCGCGGGCGGATCACCAAATGTATTCGTTGGCGATTAATGATAAATAGAGTATGCCTACAATAATTACAAAAACAAACAAAAGATACAAGGATTTAGATTTATCCTTAACAATACATCCTGTCCGCAAAGATGTGAATAAGTTGTCTGATGAACGGGCTATTATACAATCAATAAAGACAATATTGCTCACAAAGCACTATGAAAGACCGTTTAATCCAGATTTTGGATCTAATATAACCAAACTTCTGTTTGAACCTTTAGATCCTATAACAGCAGTTTCCCTAAAAAGGGAAATAGAGCAGACATTAAAAAATTATGAGCCTAGAGTAATTTTACAATCTGTGATTGTAAAACCGGATTTTGATAATAATGCATTTGCTGTGACTATAATCTTTATCATGAAGAGTCTCTCACAACCTATAACAATACAGTTCTTTTTAGCAAGAGATCGATAAATGGCATCCCGTCTAAATGTAACAGAGTTAGATTTTGACTCTATCAAAAACAATCTAAAAGATTTCCTAACGCAGCAATCAGAGTTTCAAGACTATGATTTTGAAGGTTCAGGTCTCAATGTACTATTAGATGTTTTAGCATATAACACACATTACAATGCATATTACATGAATATGGTTGCTAATGAATCGTTTATGGAATCCGCTATTCTAAGAAATTCTGTCGTATCACATGCAAAAACATATGGGTACACTCCTCGATCCGTTGCAGCATCCCATGCAGTATTAGACTTTACAGTTATAACAGACAACAACACACCCGGAACATTAACTATTCCTCGTGGATATAAGTTTATGTCTAATTTGATTGATGGTAAATCATATGGTTTTGTCACACTAGAAAACAAAACTGTAACAAAGACAGGAAACAATTTTGTGTTCAATGACTTGCCAATATATGAGGGCAGATTAGTATCATATGCATACACCTATGATAGCACTTCAAATCCGAACAGAACATTTACTATTCCAGAGAGTAATGCTGATACAGCATCGTTGACAGTAACTGTTCAAGAGTCCTCATCAAATACGGATTCTAGAGTGTTTACTACAGTACAAGAATACTTTGAAGCCACATCAAACTCAGAAGTTTATTTCACACAGGAGAGTGTTGATGGGAAATATCAGATTTATTTTGGTGATGGCATCATTGGAAAAACGATAGATGATGGTAATATTGTTGTTGTGAGTTACTTGATTACAAATGGTCCAGCTGCAAACGGTGCTGATGCTTTTAAAGCAACAGCGGCACTTTCTGGGCATACGAATTTCGATATAGATGTAGTTTTAAGAGGTTCTGGTGGTTCTGAGAGAGAGTCTGTTGATTCAATAAAATTCAATGCTCCTCTACAGTTGCTCTCCCAGAATCGCGCAGTTACAAAAAACGATTATATCAAACTGATTAATCAACGCTATCCTCATTTCGACTCTGTTAATGTTTGGGGTGGTGAAGAAAATGATCCTCCAGTATATGGAAGAGTGTTCATTTCTGCAAAACCAAAACTTGGATTTGAGATCACATATACAGAAAAAGAATATATCAAAAATAAAATTTTGAAGCCAGTTAGTGTGATGACCGTTGTTCCTGAATTTGTTGATCCAGACTACACATATTTGAAGCTTGATATTGAATTGTTCGTTGATGTAACAAAAGCGGCTGCTACGCTGGCTGACATTGAGGAGCAAGTTAGGCAATATACACTATCATGGGCAGCGACAAATCTGAATAAGTTTGATTCTTATTTTAATTACTCTGGTTTAGAGTCTGGTATAAATATTTTGAGTAAGTCTATACTATCCAATGAAGTTGAGACTATGGTAGGCAAAAAGTTTAGACCTGATTTGTTGCAGGCGCAATCGTATGTTTTAGATTATGGGATTGAGTTGGCTAGAGGTACTACTGATGATAATTTCTATACAACACCAGACTTTACAATGATTGATGGCGATGGTATTGCAAGACAATGTTATTTTGAAGAGGTTCCATCATCATACACAGGCATTGAATCTATGACAATCACTAATCCTGGATTCAATTACACATCAACACCAACACTTGAGATTGTTGGTGATGGTACTGGTGCAGTCGCTCTGGCGAATATCGTAAACGGAAAATTAGAATCTGTTACTATTACTAATCCTGGTGTTGGATATACATCTGCTATTGTTAGAATAGTTGGTGGCGGCGGGCAATCCGCTGAAGTCATTCCTGTGTTAGAAGGTCGATATGGGCAACTTAGAATAGTTTATTATAAAGCAGACTCTCTGACTAACCAAAACACAAAGTTTGTTTTGAACTCTGATGTAAATAATGGTGTAATTGGCAGTATCGATTACACACTCGGAAAGGTGAATATAACACTTTTCAATCCAACAAATGTGAATAACGATTTTAAAGATATTATGATTTTCTTTAGACCTAAGTCTAATATCATGAGAACGACTGGCAATAAGATTTTTGTGTTGGATTCAGGTGATGGATCCAGTGTTACCGTAGAATCCAAGCTAAAGTAAATGGAAAATAGAAAAATATCAAAACTGATAAGAAATCAGTTACCAGATTTTATTAGGTCTGAGCATGGAATGTTTGTTACATTCCTTGAAAAATATTATGAGTGGATGGAACAGAGCGTCAATCCACTAGGGGCTGTCGAGCAACTGAGAAATGCCATAGACATCGATACTGCATCAAATGAATACATTGAGAGTATATATTCTGATTTGCTTCCTTATTTTCCACACGGAGGAATGCTGTCAGATAAAAAAATGTTCCTGAAGCACATCAATGATTTTTATAGCAGAAAGGGAACACAAGAATCATTAAAATTAGCATTTAGAGCGTTTTATGGTGAAGAAGCTGGTGTTTACTATCCTAAGGAAGACATACTAAAAGTATCTGATGGAAAATGGTTGTTGCCACTAGCACTTCGCATTGATTCAGATGATCCTAATTTTTTAAATATTGAAAAAACTATTTTGACTGGGTTGACTTCAAAAGCAACTGCTATCGTAGAGAGAGTGATAAGGTCTGTTGATAGACAATTGGGTATTGAATACCTTGAGGTGTACATTTCTAATATTCAAAAATATTTCACAACGGGTGAAATTGTAACTGCAACATATTACAATGATGTAAATTTACCCATTTCGGTTGAGGGAAGACTTGTTGGAGCACTATCAGAATTAAAAATAAATCCAAAATATCGTGGATTGTATTATTCTGGATATGATGCTGATACGCTATATGATGGTGATCCTGTAACCATTGTGGGAGGATTGAATCCTACAGCGACAAATCCTGTAGGAGCTGTTGCTACAGTTGGTGAAACAACCAAGGGGGCTGTCGTAGATGTACTGGTCACTAATGGTGGCTTAGGTTTTAGATTAAATGACTCAACCAACACAACTTCGCGCTCAAATACAACTATAGATTTTAGGGGTGGATATGCAGGCTCTTCTTTGATAAATGCTATACAGGAAGCAAAAGCAGAGATAACTATTCTGGATGAAAGTGTGTCCAGGAATGTAAGCATAACAAGCACAACGATACAAGACATATACACAGACTCTATTGCAAATGTTGCAAACATATACGGGTCAATCGTTGACGCAAACACAGCGGATCCAGCATCAAACGCAGTCAACACTATGTCTCA